ACGTTTTCGATCTGTACCCATGACCCGGACACCGGGGTTTTAACCGACGCGGACGCGGTGCCGGATTATTGGATATACGAGGACGAGACAGGGGTTTCGATTAACGCCACAACTCCATTGGCTGATGTTATGGCAAAGGTAGACGATGCCCATTCAACCGGCCTATATGCTGAGACAATCGCTTGCACTGCGGCCAACGGCTATGAAGACGGCAAGACGTACACAATTTATATCGAAGCCACGGTTGACAGCGATAAGGGCGGCATCACGTTTGGGTTTACGGCATATTCGCAACTTGGCGGCATCACAGCCGGGGCAATCGAGTGGACTTACACCGTGACCGACGCGGACACCGGGGCGCTGCTGGACGGCGTGGCCGTTTGGGTGACTACTGATAGCGCAGGGACCAATGTCATTGCATCCGGCACAACTAACGATAGCGGAGTCGTGACTTTCCACCTGGACGCGGCGGCAGTACGGTATATCTGGCGCAGCAGGGCGGGATATAACTTCACGAATCCGGATACGGAGGTGATTGCATAATGGCAGGCACAGGCACAGGCACAGCAGTAAGCGGAGCAGCAGCAACCGGCGGGATCGTCACAGCGCCTGCCTTTGAACCGATTTCACTAAACGAATTAAAACTCCACCTGCGTTTAGATTCTGGCAGCTTTGCGGACAACATCGACGAAACCCAAAGCATCGTACCGGGCGCGCACGTTGTCGCAGCGGCCTATACACTGGTCGGGACCGGGGTCGAGGTTTTAGGATATACGGCGGTTGTCGTTTTAAATTCAGGCACGAACCTGGCGACCGGGACCGTTGACGTTAAGATCCAGGACTCCGACGATAACGTGACGTTCACCGATTGGTCAACCGGGGCGTTCACCCAAGTCACGACCGCGAATGATAATGCAGTCCAGGAGAAAGCCTACACCGGCACAAAGCGGTATATCCGGACCGTGGCCACTGTCGCGCTGGCTACCTGCGATTTCAGCACAACCGTTGTCCGGCTGACCGCAACATCGGTTGAGGACGATCTGCTGAACGCGATCATCACGGCAGCCAGGGAGCATGTCGAGGACATCACGCGGCGGGCAATTATTACGCAAACATGGGATTATTTCCTGGGCCAGTTTCCGAGCGTTGATTATATCAAGTTGCCGTTTGGGAACCTGCAGTCCGTATCGTCTGTCAAGTATACGGACTCGGACGGCGACGAAACCACGTTAACCGCTGACGATGAATATCTGGTCCAGCAGAACGGCGAGCAATGCGGATTCATAATCTTGCCTTACGGAGTAAGCTGGCCGAGCTTTACGGCATACCCGAGCCATCCGGTTGCAATCCGGTACGTTGTCGGCTGGACTACCCGAGCGCTGGTGCCTTACAAGATTAAGGCAGCAATTCTTTTAATTTGCGCGGACTTATACGCCAACAGGGAAGCGCAGATTGTCAGCGGCCAGAATTATCATGAAAACAAAACAGCCCAGCGGCTTTTAGCGAGCGCCAGGCTATGGGATGAATTTTGATGATAGGCGAACTCAACAAACGAATCATTTTGCAATATGAAACAAAGGTGTCGGATTCGATGGGCGGATTTACGACCGTTTGGAATGATGCCGCGACAGTTTTCGCCGCGATATGGCCCACCAGCGCCGCTGAGCTGGTACAATCGAAGCAGACCGATATGGTGATCAGCCACCGAATCCGCATACGCTTCAGGAGCGTCCTGCGTCCATCCTGGCGCATTAAGTTCGGAACGCGGTATTTTAACATCGTTTCGATTATAAACCCGAACGAGAAAAACGAATATCTTGATATCATGGCGAGGGAGGCGGTTTGAAAATCTTAACAACAGCCATATATGGAAAACTAAGCGGAAGCGCTCTATCAGCCCATGTCGGAAATCGGCTATTCAAGGGACGTGCGCCCGAAGGGGCAGAATATCCTTATATAGTCTATTTGCTTATAACGGACATGCCTGATTATACTTTCAAAAATACTTTAGAGAATGTAACAATTCAGTTCTCTTTATTTTCGGCGAACCCATCCACCAGCGAAGCCGAGGATATGTTTACAGATTTAAAGACTTTATATGATGACTGTACTTTTTCAATTTCAGCATCGACTTTGATTTGGATGATAAGGCAGAATGCGATATTAATGGCAGAAGACCATACCGTCAAGGATGGCACGATACAGGTCTGGCATTATGCTGTTGATTACTCGATAATAACGGAACGCGCATGAAATCATTAAAAAATAAACATTTAGGTCAAACTGTCTGGATTGTCGGCAAGGGGCCATCGCTGCAATACTTGAAAAAAGAGGACATTGGCGATGGCATTGTCATTACAATCAACCAGGCGATCCTTGCCGTTGAACCGCTGGACCTGTCAAATTCAATATATTCGTTGCAAAAGGACGGTGGTGGTCGCAGGATTGGTCGTGTAAGTCCACCGCAAGACAATCACCTGCTTCCAGATTGCGACCATTCAGACGATTGCGGCGATACCTGCGGCCCGATGGTTAGACCGAGATCGGCCACCTTGCTCCTGCATGAACTTGAATCAAAATATTGTTTTCAAGACTATGCCGACCGCTATGTTATCAACTTGCAAGAGATCGGATTGCAAGAAAACGTCTTTTCGTTAATATTTGCGCTTAAAATAGCGCAGTATATGGGCTGCAATAAATTCAATTTCGTATCGTGTGATGCACATTCGATGGGCGAACATAGCAGATACGTTCCGGGAGAGGGGATAACCAAACTTCACAATCAATATCTTGAGCAGATAAATGGCCTTAAACCATTTCTGAAAAACATTAATTATAAATTTATCACTCCATCTATAAAGATTTCGTTCGGAGTTCTTGTTAATGATATCATGCGGCTTGACATGGTATTCAGGCAATCGGAAATAGAGGGAAGTGCAAATACAATCAAGATGCCGGATGCAGCCTGCAAGGGATTAAATAAACTTATAAAAATAATGGAAAACGACGGGTCTGATATCGCTGTTCTTTCGCATCAGGATATGTACTACCGCGAGGGCTGGATTGATCAAGCCAGGCAGCAGATTTCATTACTGCCGGACTCATGGATCGTGGCCGGTATTATCGGAAAAGATATGAACGGAAATATATGCGGTCGGATTCACGATATGCGAATACCGCTTCATTTCAGCACATCACATACATTTCCTCATCCGGCATCATGCTTTGATGAGTGCTGTATAATCATAAATTTAAAAAAGGGGTTTCGATTCGATGAAGGTTTGGGCGGATTTGATTTGTATGGAACGCTTTGCGTACTCCAGGCAAAAGAGATGGGTGGGACCGCTTGGATCATCGATGCCTTTGCAGAGCATTATTGCATGAGGAGTTTCGAGTGGTATCCAGGGAAAGATTTCGAAGATTCTTATAAATGGATTCATAAGAGATTTCCGGATGCCGACAGGATAGATTCAACCGTGATCGGCGTTGAGGAAGTAAAACAAAAACAAGTGGCATAGAAAAGGAGGAATTTAAAATGGCTACAATCGGAGGACGTTTAGCAAAAGTTATGTATGGCAGTACGGTAATCGCCGGGATGGGAACGTGGTCGATGAGTGGGTTTGTCCCGTCAGTACAGGACGATACTGCTTTCGGCGATACGGTGATGAAATGGAAGCAGGCCGGCATTGGAGATGCGGGAGAAGTTAGTTTCGCAGGGAACTATGATCCCGGCGATACCAATGGCCAAGTTGCCTTGAATGCGCTGGCAAACACGGATTCTGAACTGACGAATCTGTATTTTTATGAATCAACCAGTGTGTTTTGGAGGGTCGCTTCGGGTGGTGCGATTGTCCTAACGAAATTTAACGCGATATCAATGGACAAAAACGCGCTTGGCAAGATCGATTTTACAGGGAAGGTTTCAGCCAAAGCGATGGAGCGAGTGAGCTAAAAAAAAAGGGGGGGTGAAATTTGACAACATTTGATTTGGACAGCGATGTCGGCAAGTGGTTTGAGCTTGAAGACGGTGGACGGATTCGGCTAAAAAACCTGACCGCTGATGATCTGAAAGAGATCCGCAAACAGACCGTTAAAAAGCGGGTCGATTTTAAAAAAGTCGAGGGAACTCCGGGACGTTTTGAATATGAGGAAGTTGACCGCGACCTTGAAAATGTGCTGTTTTGGGAGAAGGTAATTGTTGACTGGGAAAACTTTTTTGATGCTAAAAAGAAACCGATCCCATGCACGAAAGAAAACAAGCTCTTACTTATGGGTCGGTCGCAGAAGTTCATCAGGGTCGTCACCGACTTTTTAAAGGTTCTGACAGACGATGACGCGGAGCAGGCAGAGAGGGCGGAAAAAAACTGATCGAGTGGGTACGCTGGATGGACGTATATTCGCCAACGTGCCCAAATTGCCGACAAATGTATTCAAATCGGATACCGCCAGAAGACCCGCCTTGCCAAACTTGCCGGGTTGTTTTAATGGACGAAAACGAGGAAGTCGGAAACGTCTATATGATGACGCGGGGCCAAATTATTACAATGGGCGAACACGGCGCAATAGTGGACATCAGCATCCCGGCAATCAAGACCGTGATGGATTTACACGGTGTTAAACGTCAAAAGGAATGCCTGAACACGGTCAGAAAATTGTTTTTTGAACTTTTAAAAGAATCGGGATAAATTGAAATGGCTAAAATGGTTAATTGGAATCCTGAAAGAAAAATCCCTGAATTTAGTAAAATAGGGATGAAGCGCCTTGTTGCATCCGCCGAAATAGTGAGAATGAACGCAATTTATAAATTACAAGGTCTTATTAGGGGCGGATGGAAAGAACATGAGGAATATAAGACGGGTGGAGCTGCCGGAAAATATTGGACGGTGCGCCATTATAGAGAGATGGTGCATACCATCCGAGTCGTAAGAAAATATGGCGGGACGTCAAGGGATGTTCGCATTTATGCGGGCAATAGAAAAACCTGGTGGGCGCTGCAAATGGAATACGGGAGTGGCGGATGGAAGGGTGGCAGAAAATCATTTTTAAGACCGGCCATAAGAAGTTCAATACCGCAAATTAAAGTTATTATAGAAAGCGGAGCCGGTCAAACAAAAGATTCAGGCTACTACTACGAATAGGAGATAAGCGCAATGGCTGGCGGGCAACCAATTGGAACTATGTTTGCAGAGATGGACCTTGATCTCACAAAATTAGAAAAAGGTCTAAAGAACGCCTATACGCGCACCGTCGCTGGAACTGAAAAATTTGAGCAGCAGTTCAGGGCGCTTGGTATCAAGTCAGACCGGATGTTTGAATCTCAGAAGAAAATGGCGACAGCATCATATCAAGCAATCGCCAACAGTTCTAAGTCTACTGCAAATGATATCCTCCGGGCAGAGAAAGCAAAAAACGAACAACTAAAAAGATTAGACACTCAGCAGTTCGGTCACCAGAAATCGTTGATCGAATCGGCAAAAAAGAACTGGCTGGCTTACACGGCGGCGGTTACGGCTGCTTATTTTGCAATAAAAAAGGTTGTGGATTTAACCAGCGGCGTTGTCATGGCGGCAGCGCGGTATGAAACCCTTGGCGTTGTCATGCAAAACGTCGGGCGCATAGCCGGATATTCAAGCAGCCAGATGAATGAATTTGCAAAAGGTTTGGAGAAAACCGGAATTTCAATGACCGGCGCCAGGGAATCTTTAACGAAAATGGCGCAGGCACAACTCGATTTAAACGAATCTTCAAAGCTGGCAAGAATTGCACAGGACGCTGCAGTTATTGGAAACATTAATTCAACCGAAGCCTTTAATCAGCTTGTCTATGGTATTCAATCAGCCAACGTGCGGGTATTAAGAACCATAGGAATAAATGTTGATTTCGAGAATAGTTATAAAAAACTTGAAACACAACTTGGAAAAACCAAGGACGAATTTACCGAAGCAGAAAAAGCCCAAGCTCGCTTGAACGTAGTACTCGAAGCCGGAACCCGCATCCAGGGATCTTACGAGGCCGCAATGGATACGGCTGGAAAGAAAATGTTATCCCTCGAGCGACATTGGCAGAATTTACAAGTTCTGATGGGACAAGTCTTTACGCCGGCCCTGGCCGAAGCCGTTGACGCGATAACTACTGCAA